AAGCTTGACTGAAAGGGAGATGATGAAGGAGGACGCTAAGGCAAAAAGAATAAGCCAGCAGAATACAGAGCAATCTAAGTTGATTAATCAGCGAAAGAACAATCTTCCTCCGCTTAACTTTGAGTCGAACGAGGACAGCTTGGATGGCTTTGATTTGGCTGAGTTTGAGCCTCGATAAAATGTCGAAATAATTAATTAAGTTTGTACAAATAAAATCTAATAAAATGGAAATTAAAGTAAGGTCATTAGACGTTATTGAACCAAAAGGAGTTCAAGAAGTAGAAAATGAATTGATTGAAAAGCATGAGCAGTCACTGGCAAGTGAAGGTGATAACTTTTCATCTGAAGATGGAGACTACACTGAAGAGCCTGAGGCTGCTGAGTTTAGTTTTAAAGACGAGGACGTTCTTTCATATATTGGTAAAAGATACAATAAGCAGATTAACTCATTGGATGATTTGGTTGCTGAGCGTAAAGACGCTGAGCCACTTCCTGAAGATGTAGCTGCTTATTTGCAATACAAAAAAGAAACAGGTAGAGGTTTTGAGGATTTCTTGCAATTGAAGAAAGACTTTGATTCAATGAATCCAGACCAACTACTTAAAGATTATCTCACCTCTACTCAAGAAGGATTAGACGGTGAGGACATTGAGGCTTTAATGGAGGAGTATTCATACGATGAAGATTTGGATGATGAGTCCACCGTTAAAAAAGTTAAGATTGCTAGAAAAAAAATTATTGCAGAGGCTAAGAAGTACTTCAACAATCAGAAGGAAAAATATAAAATCCCACTTGAGTCAAGTGCTGGATTTGTTTCCGATGAAGATAAGTCGATGTATGAAAGCTACAAGCAGTATATACAAGAGGCGAAGACCATCGAAGAGGAGACGACTCGTAAGCGTAAATGGTTTGACCAAAAGACAGATGAGGTCTTTAGTAAAGACTTCAAAGGATTTGAGTTCAACGTTAACGACAAGAGAATTTCGTTTAATCCGGGAGACCCTAATGAGTTGAAGAGACTTCAGGCTACACCACAAAACTTTATCAATAAGTTTTTGGATGAAAGCGGAATGATTAAAGACGCATCAGGATATCATAGGTCATTAGCCGTAGCTATGAACCCTGAGAAGTTCGCCAAGTTCTTTTATGAGCAAGGTCTTGCTGATGCAACTGATGACGTTACACGTAAAATCAAGAACATCAACATGACTGAGCGAAGAGCACCAGAAGTAGGCAAGCCAACAGGAGGAATGCAGGTGAGAGCGGTAAACCCTGATTCAGGTAGAAACCTGAAAATCCGCAGTGCAAAAAAAATGTAAAACTTAAAAACTAAAAAAAATGGCAAGTGCATTATTAGCGAGCCCATCCTTTCAACTTCAGCCAGCGGCTGAGCAGGTGGCTTTGCAAACTAACTACATTACCAACTTCAACTTCTTGAACCAGTATCTTCCTGATACTTACGAGAAAGAATTTGAGCGTTATGGTAACAGAACCATCGCTTCTTTCCTACGAATGGTAGGAGCTGAGATGCCTTCTAACTCTGACCAAATCAAATGGGCTGAACAAGGCCGTTTGCACATTAAGTACACTGACGTAGCTTCAGCTGCTGCTGCAGGTTCCCCTACAGCTACATTCACTGTTTCTGATTCAGGTGTTACTTACATTGCAATCCGTGTTGGACAGACTGTAATGATTCAGAACAATGCTTCAGGCGTGTTCAACAAAGGTATCGTTACTGCTGTACCTTCTGCTACTACTTTCACTGTTGCTTTCTATGAGGCTGCTGGACAAGCTTTCGCAGTTTCTACTCAGTGTACTGTATTTATCTACGGTTCTGAATTTAAGAAAGGAACTAACGGAATGGTAGGTTCTTTGGAATCTGAAGATGAAATCTACTCTAACAACCCTATTATCATCAAGGATAAGTATGCGGTTAACGGTTCTGACATGGCTCAGATTGGATGGGTAGAAGTAACTACTGAGAACGGTGCTACTGGATACCTATGGTATTTGAAGTCTGAGCATGAGACTCGTCTACGTTTTGAGGACTACCTTGAGACTGCAATGATTGAAGCAGTTCCTGCTGCTGCTGGTTCTGGTGCTAAGACTGCTGGAATGATGGGTTCTGAAGGTATCTTCTATGTTGTTAACAACAGAGGTAACGTATGGGGCGGTGGAACTCCAACCAGTCTTTCTGATTGGGATACTATCGTTTCTCGTCTTGACAAGCAGGGAGCTATCGAGGAGAACGTAATCTTCGTAAATCGTGGATTGTCTTTCGATATCGACAATATGTTGGCTCAGTTGAACGGATATACTTCTGGTGGTGTTGCTCAGTCTGCATCATTCGGTTTGTTCGACAACGATGTTGACATGGCGTTGAACCTTGGATTCACTGGATTCCGTAGAGGTTATGACTTCTATAAGTCTGACTGGAAGTACTTGAACGACCCAACTATGCGTGGTGGCCTTAATGCTACTGCTGCAACTGCAACTGGTACTATCACTGGTTTGTTGGTTCCTGCAGGTTCTACTTCAGTGTATGACCAAATCATGGGTAAGAACGCTAAGCGTCCATTCTTGCACGTTCGTTACAGAGCTTCTGAAGCAGAAGACAGACGTTACAAGACTTGGATTACAGGTTCTGCTGGAGGTGCTGCTACTAGCGACCTTGATGCAATGGAGGTTAACTTCTTGTCCGAGCGTTGCGTATGTACCTTGGGTGCTAACAACTTCGTATTGTTCAGATACGGTTGATAGATAAATAAAGGGAGGGTGTCTTTGAAGACACTCTCCTCTTTTTTAAAATTATAAATCAAATTAAATTAAATAATAAAATGGCAAAGAATGTCCCAGTAGACAAGGTCTACAAATTAAAAATTGGAAGTCCACTTTCATACACATTAGCTTCCAGAAACCACCCTAGATTTCCTCTGATGTGGTTTGATGAGAAGAGCAACGTAAACAGAGCGTTGAGATATGCCACAAATCAAAAGTCCCCTTTTGAAGATGAGCAAGATGGAAACGCAATTATTGAGCCTATCATCTTTGAAGATGGCTTTCTAAGAGTTCCAAAACAAAATCCTGTACTACAGCAATTCCTTCACTACCACCCATTGAATGGGGTTATATTTACTGAGGTAGATAAAGAGAAAGAAGCAGCTGAAGAAGTTGAGGATTTGAACTTAGAAGTTGAAGCATTAATTCAGGCCAGACAATTAAGTATTGAGCAGATTGAAACTCTTACTAGAGTAATGTTTGGCAAGGACCCATCAATGGTTTCCACAGCTGAATTGAAGCGTGACATTTTGGTTTTTGCTAAGACCGACCCTAGAGAGTTCTTGAATATCTTGAATGACCCTGAGCTTAAGTATCAAGCTAAAATCAGAATGTTCTTTGAGAACAAGTTGTTGGTCCTAAGAAACAATGACAAAGAGATTTGGTTTAACACATCCACCAACAAGAAGAAGATGATGTCTATACCTTACGGGGAAGACCCTTACGAAATGGCTGGAGGATTCCTTCAGACTGACGAGGGGATTGATTCTTTACAAATGTTGGAAGCAATTTTAGCTTAAGATGATTGATTGATTGGTTAAGAAGGGGGCATTGCTATGCCTCCTTTTTTTTGTTTATATTTGTAAAAAGGCAAAAAAAATGATAAACTCTGTTAGGAATACGGTGCTATCCGTTTTGAACAAGAACAACTACGGATACATATCTCCATCTGACTTCAATTTATTTGCGTCACAGGCACAAATTGAAATATTTGAAGAATATTTTTCTAGTTATAACAAGACAATCAACATGGAGAACGTTCGTCAATCTGGAACTGAGTATTCAGATTTACGTAAACCAATTGAAGAGGCGATGGAATTGTTTTCTGTAACCTCTACACTGACTCAGGTGGCTCCAGCATCAAACAGATTTTTCTTGCCATCATTAATTACAACAGGATTTGATTATTACCTTATCAATAAAATCCTTTGCTACGATGCATCGGTAAGCCCTAGAGTGTTGAAGGGTGAGGCTGAGAAAGTGCCTCATACAAGAATTACGTTATTGAATAACTCAAACCTTACGGCTCCTACAGAGCTGTATCCAGCATATACACAGGAAGGGAATGTATTAACGGTTTACCCATCTACATTTAATTTAGCTAACGAGATTGACGCAAATTACTTTAGGTATCCCAAGACTCCTAAGTGGACATACATAACTCTTACTAATGGAGAACCAGTGTTTGACCAGTCTCAAGCAGACTATCAAGACTTTGAGGTACCATTGGAAGAGGAGTATAAGTTGGTTACAAAGATTCTTCAGTATTGTGGGGTATCTATTCGTGAAACAGAGGTTACTCAGTTTGCTATGGCTCAGGAGCAAATGCAGCAAGCTCAATAAAAAATATAGGTTATGGCATATATATCGCAGTATCAGTATTATGAAAATGGAGGTAACACTCCTGAGGATGCTAATTGGGGCTCTTACCAGTATGTAAGTTTACAGGATGTTGTCAATAATTTCTTGTTGATGTATGCTGGCAATCATTCTTTGGTTAACAACGAGGAGCGTTATAAGATTTTGTTTCACGCAAAGCGTGCTATTCAGGAACTGAACTATGATGCGTTTAAAGAAATTAAA